ACGCCCGTGAAGCCTACACGAAGAATTCCGCCGTGGATCTTTAGAGCTCCAATGTTTACTCGTAATGATGGGATATGCAGGTTAGGGGAATACTCGCCGATCAGTGGGAATTTTAACCTGCCTTCAGGGGTCTTAACTGATGGAAAACGAAAACCTCCAAAGCGTATCTGAGGTATGAAAAAGACCTTTGTAAGAAATGAAAGCAGCTTCTTCATGTCAGAATGTTCCCACTTCCATCGCCTTTTTTAGATGCAACGAAAGATTTAACTACAGACAATACAGCAGCTACGCCCGCCGCAGCCCCAGCTTTCAATATGTCTGCATCCATCCCTACCATTGGCCCAGCCATGATGATGGCTAGAAAACTTTGTGCAAATGTCATTACGCATCGTTCACCTAAATCGGTTAATGCTTTTTTATCTTGTAACATCAGTTACCTCCCATATCTTCGACCTTGCCTTGTAGCGTGTCGATTAGATCGTTCATTATGCTTTGGCCTGAATCAATCAGGTCGTTAGCGTTGGCTTGTTGTTCGTCATGATTTGCTTGCTTAGTTGAAACAGCATCGTTATTGATTTCTAAAAATTTAAACGCATCATTCAGTCCTTTGCTCCGACTGAAATACGGATTATTTGCAACTGTACAGCCCCAGTGAAGATGTGGCCCAGTTGATTGCCCAGTACTTCCGACAACTCCTATGAGGTCTCCCGTTTCGACTGGATCACCCCGTTCAACTTGCGGCTCACCAGCCATGTGAGCATATAGTGTGAACCCCAATAGGTCGCCGTTAGGGTCATCATGGCGAAGCATGACGCAATTACCGAATATGTTAGCCACGTTAATACGCCACGACTGGGTTTCTTCGGTTGTGAATCTGTCATTAACTACTCCATCCATAGGTGCGAGAATCGGTGTGCCTTCAACGGCTGCAATATCTACACCGCTGTGCCCCTTGCCTTGACTCAGCTCGGGCCGAACAACTCCGTAGAATGAAGTGACGCGTCCACTCACGGGCATCCCGTCGTAGGTACTTCCGTCCAATGTGCCAGCGAAACTTAAACGTGCCATCCTGATACATCCAATCTGCTATCAGTGATACCAATATTACCACCAATAGAATGTCTATTATTCATCGTCCAATACGACTTCAATATTTGGCATATCCCCGTAAGCGGCCTTCACTCCGTGCCAGAACGCATAATGTAGATTAGCTAGGGCATCTAGTTTTTGGTTAATCATTTCAATCTGTTCCGAGCAATTACAGTCAGGCATTATTCTTTTCTTTTCGGACCTGTGCCGTCACGGTCTTGTTTTTGTAACTCCTCATTAAGTTCCATCTTCAAATCCTGTTCCGATTTTTGAGGTGGCGGAGTAGGTGTTGGAGACAGGTCAGGCATCAATCCCATTTCAAAAAGCTCCCTATTGTGATAAAGGATTTTCATAACGGCCTCAAGTTTATTTTCAAGCTCCATTAATCGACGTTCTGTAATGCTCCCTTGATGGAGAGTTGCTTGCATGTTTTGATTAGCCATCATCGCATCTAGCACTGCATTAGTTGGCAATTTATCCATACCGCTTACTGGAATGGGTTCTGTAAAAGTCATTAGTATGTAAGCCTATTCACGTATGCGTTGCACCAGAAAGCGTATTGGCTTGAAGATTGCCACCACACGTTGTCTGAGTCTTGCATTAAGACCCCATTCCCAACTAACCATGCAGGCGAATATGATGGAAAATACATCTGGAACATATTACTTGACCCAGTCGATGCAGATGTGCCCCAGCCCATTTGCAGGTTATAACTAGTGCTAGAGTTATAAGCCCATATCCATATTTCGTCTAGTGAGGTTGTGCCGCTTGGTGCTGTATGCAATATCCACTTGTATGAGGAGTTGTCTTGCCGATACGAGCCAAACCCTAGTTTTTTACCTGCTACTACCCCGACAGCATTGAAAGTCGTTGTGCATTCTTCTTTAGTATAACTGGCCATTTAATTTGTCCTTTGCTTCATGCCGTATATAACGACTGCATTTGCCGCTGAGGCAAATGCTTTTATTGAAGCGGGTTCCATTAATGTAAGCCCGCTAATTACTGGAGTCACACCGCTATTCGCAACGATAGTCTGCTTGATTAAATTGTTCGGGTCGGCCCCTCCCCATTCAAGTGTGAGAACGATATCGGAATCACTTAAATTAACGGCTTGTACAGAATAAGATTGGTTATTAATCTGCATTTCATCACCGTCTGCATCAAGTTCTATTGGGGAGTCATCCACAACGATAGCCGCTGCTGAATTAACTCCCGTAACAACAATTCCTTCTCCGTTTGCGCTTGCCGATAAAAAAGGCATATATTTCTCCTGTCTTTCTTGTTAGTAATTCCACCAAGCTGTACTGTATCTCCAAACCCCTTGGCCACCCCCGCCAACGCCCGCAATCGTCGCTGGGTTTGTACTGCCTGAGCGTGTCATGTATGCCTGAATAGTCATCAACGTGTTTTCTTCAGTCATATCAACACCACCCGCCGCGAAATGCGGGGCCGTGGTTGCGCCTTGAGAAGTCAGAGATGTTCCCGCGGCTCCAAGAGCTATTTCAGTTACATCTCCAGAGCCGTCTGTATAAAAGACTTTCCAGTTTCCACCATTGATATCCGTAGCAGCAACATTCTCGAAAGCTGGTGCAGCGCTTGTTCCGTTTCCTGCTATAAATGTGCCAGCGGCTCCTGCGGCTAACTCGTTCACATCACCAGACCCATCCGTGTAAAAGACTTTCCAGTTGCCGCCGTCAATGTCAGTAGCCGTGACGTTCCCAAAAGTAGGTGCTGATGTAACTCCATTGCCTAAAAGCGAAGTGCCAGATGCGCCGAGTGCTAATTCTGTGATTGCTCCCGCGTTGCCTGTATATAAAATCTTGTCGTTACCACCACTGATATCGGTAATTCCGCCGAACGTAGGAGCAGATGTAGCACCGTTTCCTACTAAAGCAGTCCCGTCTGCTCCAAGAGTTAATTCGGTTATTGTGCCCGAACCGTTGGAATAAAATACTTTATGATTCCCCGCTGTTAAATCCGTAGCTGGAATGGCGCCCCATTCAGGGGCGGTGGCTCCTGCGTTGGTTTTTAATACTTGACCCGCAGAACCAATTCCCAATCTACTCAAGGCGTTAGCGCCTGTAGCATAGACAACATCACCCGCTGTCGTAACTTTCGCGGGTGCAGTATCATCGATAGACCCAGAAGCTCCCATGTAGGAATTCCAGATCGCAGCGGTGATTACATCGCCAGTTGCCTTTGTTGTTCCGCCTGTCCAAGTCATATTCTGATCCTACCCTAGAATGACAGTTTTGTGCCGATTCCTAATTCACTTGCGCCCAAAGTCCAATAAGGGCTTCGGCCTGTTGTTGATTCCAATGTAAATGTCGTTCGCATTACTTCGGCGCTGAAATCGTGCTCAATCCCTGAGATGAACATTTGCTTCGTGACCGTGTTAACCCCGCCCGCCGTGTTCGGTGGATCATATGTAATAGTTACGCGATCCCTTATCTTTCGGCTCAATGCTTGTGTCATTAGCCCCGCATTCATCCTCGGATTAATTGTAATTTTTCTGATCCTTAGCTCGGCTTCAGAAAACGCATCCAAATAAAGCTGCGCAATATTCTCTACAGACGTGTCATCATTATTATATAAACCAGTCAGGTCGAAGGACCTGATCCCGTAATCGTCTTGGCTTGTACTGCTTGATTTTGTTTGAGCCGTGCCACCGATGCGGGTCAAGCTGATGTCGTTTTTAATTAAATCCGAATCATAAGAAAGCTCGACCGAATCCACAGGCAGCGCAGCGTTCCCGAATGTCGCTTGGGAGGTAGATGATCGTGGGTTGGTTGTCAGCGATAAACGATCCTCGAATACAACATCGCCAGTTGCGTCACAATAAATCGCAGACGTCCCGCCGCCTTCAGATTTAGTGGCGGTTTGTAACGCGGTCAGCGCGTTGGCATTAGAAAACGGGACAGCTTGTAACGTGGTATTCCCTGCATCTAAATTCCGTTCAAGGATATTGGCTGCGTTTAATACTTCCCCGACCATCACGCCCGACAAGCCCGCCGATGTAGTTGTAGTGATATTTGTGTTTGTTAAATTTTCGATGTAATCAGTAGCCGATGGAGTCGACGTAGCTTCATTTGGAAAATTGTAGTTCAAGTCCCAATTTCTGATCGTTCCTTTGTACAAATCGTATTCCACGCCTGTGGTGGGATGGGTGGCTTTGACTCGCATCCAGCGCCCTGTTTTAACTTGAGTTTCACCATCGACGTAATACGGGCTGGACGTATACAGCGGATCATAATCTCGGTCTCTATTGTCTAAAACTACTGAACACATCCCTGCCGCAAACTCGTCTAATTCTCTTTGCTTACCTCGTGAGATCGTCACAGCTCTCACGTCAGTAGAAACATCGGTATAGGCAACGGCTTCACCTAACGTGCTCAAACCTAAAATAGCATCACCTAAAGGGAACCCTACTGATACGGCTCCAGCAGCAAATCTGATTTCTACTGTGACCGTTGGCATGGCTATACTCACGATGTTACCGCCGAACTATTTATAATTGCGCCGTTGGCTCTGGAGCTTTTATTCACTATGTTTGCAATCTCTCTACCGATAGCAACAGGGTCTCCAGCAACTAGCCCATTGAAATTAATCGTCACCCCTCGATTGCCTCCTATCGGCAAAACAGTCTCGCCACCGAGAGCCATGATTGGAGTCTCTCGACCTACGGGGCCACCGATGCGGCCGCCTTTGTGTGCTTTAGGTAAATCATCTTCATCCTCTGAAATATCAAGGGGAGCATCAGTCTGTCCGCCATTCATCGCGCCCCACATACCCTTTTGGCCTTCTGCTCCGAAATGCCATTGTTGTAGTTGACCTCTAGCCCCCGCATATTTATACATTGTCTGTTGGGCTGTCGGATCGTATGTGCCTTCTTTTCTGGCGATCTCAATGGATCTGGTTATCGCCAATGCGAGCTTCTGCGTGTCGTCTGCATTTTTCATCGCTTGGGAAAATCGTTCTTGGGCTAACTTTTTCTCTGCTTCCTTTGCGGCCTCCGCAGCAGCTATTGCTATTTCTGCGGCCTCTATCTTTGCATCAGTCTCCCTATGGATTGCCTCCACTAACCAGTTGGAATAGAACCCCGCATGTTTCGTGGCTTGCTCGTATTCTTCAATCATGGCTAGATCATTATCTGCCGCAATTTTTGCTATCTCGGAGGCTTTAATCTTTGCGGCCATTTGTTCGTTAATTTGATCGACTAACCAGTTGCTCGCCTTAGCTGAAGTAGCTA